ACTGGTGATTCTCGGTGGTGTCGTCCTTGGCATCATGAAAGCAAAGTAATCGATGAGAAGTTGCTCGATTGCTTGCTTTTTTACAAATTCAATTTTAAAGTTAACTTGTTAGAGTGTGAATTTGAACAAAGCATGGGTAACTGAATTTAAAAGTTTACTTGATGAGTTATTTCGAATTAATAATTGAATTGACGTTTTTATGAAACCACTCTCATATCGACTTTTGACAGTTACTTATGTATTTAGAGGAGGAAGCACACGATGTCGTACATCAAATTTGATTCATCTAAGCTGGACAAGTTCGTTCATGCCAATGAACTTGAACAGATGCAGCCGTTAGTGACTGCAGCTGACAAGGAATTGCGTGAAGGAACAGGTGCTGGTAAGGATTTCCGCGGCTTTATCGATTTGCCAGTCAACTATGACAAGGACGAATTTGCCCGGATTAAGGCAGCAGCCAAGAAAGTTCAAGGCAATTCTCAAGTCTTTGTTGCGATTGGGATTGGCGGTTCTTATTTAGGCGCACGGATGGCGGTTGATTTTCTTTCCCAGACTTTCCGTAACCTTGACCCTGATCTGAAGTTCCCAGAAGTTTATTTTGCTGGTAACTCAATCTCTGGTACTTATCTGGCGGACTTGCTTGACATTATTGGCGACCGTGATTTCTCGATCAACGTGATCAGTAAGTCTGGTACCACGACTGAACCTTCAATTGCATTCCGTGTTCTGAAGGCAAAGTTGATCGAAAAGTATGGCAAAGATGGCGCAAAGGAACGGATTTATGCGACAACTGATCGTGCCAAGGGTGCTTTGAAGCAAGAAGCAGACGCAGAAGGCTACGAAGAATTCGTTGTTCCTGATGATGTCGGCGGTCGGTTCTCTGTGATGTCCGCTGTTGGTCTGTTGCCAATCGCTGTTGCAGGCGGTGACATTGACGAAATGATGCGTGGTCTCGGTGATGGTCGTAAGGCATACGCTTCAGCTGATTTGAAGGAAAACGAAGCTTATCAGTACGCCGCATTGCGGAACATTTTGTATCGCAAGGGCTATACCACTGAATTGCTGGAAAACTACGAACCAACGTTGCAATACCTTGGTGAATGGTGGAAGCAATTGATGGGTGAATCTGAAGGTAAGGACCAGAAGGGGATCTATCCTTCAAGTGCCAACTTCAGTACTGACCTGCACAGTCTTGGCCAATACATTCAGGAAGGTCTGCGCAACCTGATGGAAACCGTTGTCTGGGTTGAAGAACCAAACCGCGACCTAACCATTCCTGAAGATGCTAACAACCTTGACGGCCTTGGCTACTTGGCTGGCAAGAAGATGTCCTTCGTTAACCGCAAGGCCTATGAAGGGGTTGTTCTCGCCCACACCGATGGCGGCGTGCCAGTTATGACCGTCTCCATTCCAAAGCAGGATGCCTACACCTTAGGCTATCTGATCTATTTCTTCGAAGCTGCCGTTTCAATCTCCGGCTACCTGAACGGGATCAACCCATTCAACCAGCCAGGTGTTGAAGCCTACAAGAAGAACATGTTTGCATTGCTCGGCCGTCCGGGTTATGAGGATATGACCAAGGAATTGAACGCACGCCTTTAATCGCAAGGGCTTGCACGATTTTTAATAGGGTAAATAAAGAGCTCCAGAATCATGTTGGAAAAGTCCGTGGTGAAGTTTTGGTGAAGGCTTCGGACTTATCCACAGGTTCTGGAGCTTTTTTGTGTTCACTGATTTAGGTATTTTTCGAATTGCTGATGATTTTCTTTCTTTTTGGCGGGGGAGATTTCAGCATAGATTTGAGTGGTCGAAATGTCTTTATGCCCAAGATCATCTTTTATGTCATCAAGGCTTAAACCTGCCTCACGCATTAAAACGGCGTGTGTGTGTCTTAAATCATGGATACGGATGTGAGGAAGCTCAGCTCGATTGGTGATGCGATTAAAAGCACCGGTAGTTGCTCGAGATCGGAGCGGTTGTCCAAACTTTGCATCAGATGAATAGGTGAAGACAAAATCGTTATTGTGACTAGTAGAAAACCGAAAACCTTGTACATTGCCGTGGCTGAAGTGGCGCTCATATTGTTGTTGAAGAAGATCATTTACTCGAGCGGTCATGTATTCGGTTCTCTTAGAGCTTAATGTTTTGGGACGATCAAGCGCTATTTTGCCAGCATTTGATCCAGTCTCAGCACGATAGATTCGTGTTGCATTGACTGATAAGGTATTTTTGTTGAAGTCAATGTCTGACCAGCGAAGAGCCATGGCTTCACCCACACGAAGCCCGCAGTCAATCAGCGTCACAAAGAATGATAGCCACATGGGCTCTTTATCTTCTTCAGCTGCTTCTATAAAAGATCCAACTTGATCTTTTGTCCAAAAGTGAAGTTTTTTGGAATTGTCTTTGGCATACGCATTGAACTCGACACCAACGGTAGGGTTTTTGGTAATGTAACCAATTGCAACGGCTTTTTTTAATGCATTGTGCAACGTTCCATTGATGAGCTTTACTGTGTTAAGAGACAAGCCATCATTGAATAGACTGCTGATGAACTCCTGATGTTCCTTAAGCGTGTATTTGGCTAGTCGAATATCCCCAATTTTTGGGATGATGTATTTCTTAAGATTATATCGATAGATAATCATGGATCCCTCTTTGACATTAACCTTAAGCTTAGTGATCCACTGATTGAGATAATCAGCCATTAAAATTCTTTCAGTTTGGTAGTGAGAGTGGCCTCTGATTATTTCGGCCTCAGCCAAGGTGGCTTCTTGCTGGGCTATTTTTTCGGTTGGAAAACCGCGCCGATGAATTTTTATTTCTTTTCCTGTCTGAGGATCAACACCAGCGAATATATAGAATTCCCAGGCCTTTTTGCCATCTTTTAGTTTATATGAGCTAATTGATGCCATGATATCGCACTCCTTTTGAACTCTTAGAGCTTGTAATTCAAACGTATGTTCGCTTTGCCATTAAAATAAAAGCCCCGAGTAGGGGCATTTGTAGTCAGATAGCTGATAGCACCGTTTTAGCTTTTGATTCCATTTTTGTTACAGGACTGCTAAATAAAAACTCAGGTGCTTTACCCCGATTTTTAGTGTTAGCAGAATAATTCAGTTTGTATTCGTATTTACCACTTGCTGATTTATAAAGATTTTGAATCAAAGACTTGTGGTCATATGTGACTATCCACTTGAACGAACTGAGTGACAGAATTTCCTTTGCCAAGGTCTGATGATCATTCTGTGACAAGGATGAATAATATAAATTGCTACCCTGGTCAAGATAGGGCGGATCAAAGAAAATAAAAGTATTTTGTGCATCAAATTGCTGGGGAATTTTTGGTATTAATGCAAGTGCATCTTTATTAGAAATAGCAATAGAGTCTCGTCGATCATGTATGGCCATGATTTTGCCAATCAACGTCTTCTTGTTGAACCTTGCACTGATCTTGGTATTCTTCTGGGACCAACCTCCAAGCGGGCCTCCGGTGATAATACCACTTCTGTTTGTTCTGTTCAGAAATAAGGTAGCAAAGGCGCCTGACAGCGAATGTGCATTTCCTTTTTTCTCAAAGTAAATGGCATGTTCTTTTTGCCAATACGCAATGTTGGAATCTACTTGGCCATCATCGTAATAATCAAAAGGAACCGACTTTATTCTTTGAATTAAATAGTCTGGATGGTTTAAAATAGCTTCCCAGACAGAGAAGATCGAAGGATCAAGGTCGTTAATCACAATTTGATCGATATCTTGTTCAAATAGAAGCTTTAATCCAATTGCTGAGCCACCAGCAAACGTCTCGATGTACGTTCCATGAATTTTGTTGATTTCTAGCAGGTGTTTAACAAAAGGATATAGCTGGCTTTTGCCGCCGGGATAGCGGAATGGAGAAAGTGTATATGGCATGACAATCACCTCTTTCATTCATCATACAAGATGGCAATTAGTATGGCCATACTAAATTTGCTTTGCTAATAATTTCGTTTGACAAGTAATGTATGCGTCGTCGATTTTTTTTGCGAAGTTTTTTAGCATTTCTGAGCGATCTGGGTTTGAACTATAAAAGTGCTCGCACATGTGCGAGTCGTCAACAATATCGCAGAGTATTTTCATTCTGTCATGTTTTCCTAGATTGTTGTAGCCTCCAAGTGCAGTGATGGCTTCATCATTGAGCTGCATCTTTCTCTTTGCGTCGCTATCCTTGCCCTTGAGAAAATCTGTATTTAATCTGTTCCCCAAGTTTTCTACGATTTGTCTTGGTAGCAATAGCTTTTCGTCTATCATTTGTCTAGTGAAGGGGACATTTTCTTCAGCGCTTATCCAAAAATCACGGATCGTTAAATCATCAACTTTAGTACAGTAAAGGTTTGTCAAATAATAAATAAATCCTTCCGGTGAAAATGGGAACGGAAGGGTTACAATATTTGAATAATAGCTAACGTTTCCAAACGTGGGCCATTTTTTCTTGCCGAGAATAAAATCGCCTTTCGAGTAGTTATTTTTATCAGAATAGTTTGCGTCTCCATCTAGAATGAGTATTGATTTTTGGAAGTTTTCGTCTGATTGTGATAGCTTTATAAGATTGCTCTTGCCGAACGTTGCGTCAATATATTTAATATAAGCAGAGTCATATTTTTTAAGCAGTTTAAGCGAGACACATGTTTCGACGAGCATATTAAATAGCCTATCTGTCCATTCGTCCTCGGCGTAGAGCTTTATGTTTGGATGTGATCTAGTCGTCATGACGCTTAAGTCTGCGTAAATTTTTTCGTAGGACGGTTCGGGCATCAAATGTGGCATCGCGCGGTCCTGTAAGTAAATGAACCCTAATTCATTCTGGCGTTGTTTTCCCAGGCTTTTCCTCATCTGAAAGAACTTCTTTATTGCTGTCAGCGAGTGAGTTGTCAAAAATATTTGAACTTTTAATTCACGAGAGAGGCGCTCCAATAATGACAGCAAACGATTTTGTGCGTCAGGATGCAGAGAAATGTCAAACTCATCTATGCACAAAATTCCACCATGATAGTTTGGATCATCTTTGATTATGTCGAAATTAATTAAGGCACTAATTATCTTGGATAAGGAATCTTGACCAACCGAAATTGATTTAAGCGTAGACTTTGTAGGAAGCTCGTCAACAGTTTGCGTGAATCCTCCCTTATCAGTTTTAAATGGCTGAGCATGTTCAATCGAGTTTGGAATTACATCATTATACCAAGACTGATACTTTTTAGCTTCACCAGAAGTAACATAATTCGAGGCTTTGGCAATTTTCGAGCTTTCTATTGGCAGTTCGCCACGAGGAATCAGTCTCGAAATGCTCAGATATTGAGTCGGTATTTTTAAGCGTCCCTCATAACTGATCTTCTTCTGGCGACTGAATTCTTGAGCATATTTTACAAGGGAAGTTTTTTCAAGCTTTTCGTTTAAAAGGATGGTGGTTGGTACTACTCGTACAGGCCTGGACTTTTTTGAAGCAAGTTGCTGGTTTGAATCATCTTTAAAACGAAGAAACTTTGAGAAATGATCGTTCGGATTATCACTGTTTACGTAATCTGAAAAAACTTGATAATCATGGAACGGTTCAATGCTTTTTTCTAGGTTAGCGTTGATAACAAAGTAGTCCATGAAATCAGGTTGGAAAGCAGCGTCTGTTTTTGATAAGTCCGCTGCAAAGCAACCGATTGCCATACCCGTTCCGGCGGCAATGAGAGAAAGCAAGTTAGACTTTCCAACCCCGTTTTGGCCGGAAATAATATTCAAGTTTGATCCAAATTGTAAAACGGTATTAGTTATATTGCGGAATTTTTTAACGTTCATCGCGTTTAATTGTAATTTCAAAGTAGAATCCTTTCCGGCCCTTCCGTGGAAGGCAATTTGTTTGCATAAAAAGCCCTCGCCACCGGGGCTATTTCTGTTTAACAGTTGCCCATCATTGCATCCTTCTAACCATCATCATGAGCACGCCGATAATGATGAAAATGGCTGCCCACAAGAGATTGTTACCGGGCGTGTCAGGGTCAATGAGCCAATGTAACCAACGGGGCCTGTTCCCGAATAGGGCGAAGTAGACGCCTATAAGAACAATGATGAGGCCAATGAAGTGTGCCTCACTTAATGTAACTGGACCATTCATAAGTGCATCTCCAAGAACTGAGCTTAGATTTCGTTTAGCTTGCTGAACTCGATGTCATTGTTGTATCTAATCTTGACGGTTAGTGGGTTGCAACGGATGATGACGGGTCGATCATACTGTAACGATTTTTGAAAAGAATTGAGGCTTTCCGTAAAGCTTGGTAAGGCCTCCTCAGCGGTCAATACAACGGCCTTTGCACGCAATAGCAACGATGAGTGGTGTAGCTCATTGAAACAGTAAACAGCCACCACAGGCTTCTCTAGGACGTTGTGAATGGTAGTAGTGTCGCGATCAGTGTAAAAAAGGATTTCTTTAAGCGATCGGTGTGATTTAAGTGGTGTCAGCGAAACTATATTAGGAAAACCGGTATCGATATCAAGCGTAGCTACCTGCATAACGGTACACTCTCGTAACAGTATATCGGCCTGCCTGATCGTTGAATTTGCCATAAGTAAGACTCCTGTCTTAACTATTAATTTGATGCGGGTGGCGGGGATATTAGCTGTTGATGGTGAATGCAATTCATCTTTGCTATAATTAGGTGAATAGCATTTAATACTAGAGTCAAACAAAGAAGGTGACACAGTGCTTTTCACATTAATTCTTGTTGCTCTGATCGTCAGTCTTATTGTCGTTGTAATCGCCCTGCGGATTTACACAAATGGCTTGGTAAAAGAACTTGCAATCATGGAAAGTCGAATCGATCAGAAGATCAGTTTAATTATTAATAAACCTGGTAAATGATTTTCCAAGTTCAGTAAGCTCAACGTCACCACGTTCAACTCTGTACTCATGGCCACTGCTAATCGGATGAGTATTCTTAAAATCGGCATACTGGGTACTCCATTCAAACATGTTATAAAGGCTTTGGTAAAAGGGGCTTGTCAACTCAAACTGTGGTTTGATTGAAACCAACCCCGCGTTTTGTAGAAGCTCTAGTGTAAGGGTTGTATTGGCATCAAAGTAAATTATTCCGTCTGATTGTAGTACCGCATACCCAGATATATACGAATATGCTGAGCCTCCATGTTCTTGACTTTTTATTCGTTCTAATGGTAATAGCGAATAAGTCTCTGCTGAAAGTCCTATTAAGAGTTTTGCTTCTTGAGAAGATAAATTTGATAATATGCTGGAATAGAGGGGTTTATAATCATTATTTGTTCTACGATCAGATGCATGGGTAATCAGTCTAGCAAACGCCTCACGCATATAGTCTTCGTCCATCCGATATTGGCCGTCTTCAATAGCCTTAGCAACCAAAAGAAGCTTTGAATCATCAATTTCCGGTTCAGGAACATCGGCTAATCGACGCTCATATTTTGCTTTGAAATCTTTCAAATCAGCTTCGTGACTGATATTGTAACGTGCTAATCCATCTGTGGACCAGTGCGCTAAACTGTTTAAAATTGTACCAAAAGCTTCTCCTATAGCTTTCGCTGCTGGTTTCATCAATGCGTTTTTGGTCTTGTTTGGTATTGGATCTATTCCTTTCATAGTATTAACCTCCTCATGCCTCGCCACCGGGGCTATTTTTGTGCCCAATAAAAGCCCCAAGCCGTTTGGCTTCTACCAATTGCTCGGGGAAATAAACACTATTTCAGATCTATCTTGATTGACTTGTCATTCCAAAATGATGGCTGATATTGAAGCTGTAATGACTTAGCATCTGTTTTTGCTTGTCCTACAAGATTACCCGTAACTGTGGCACCTTTATCTAAAGAGCCTGAATGAAGAGTATCTTCAACATTTGTGGTAATCTCGCTGAAATCGGTTTTGTTACCATCGGCATTTAATTTGAAAAAGAAGGGGTTATAATCTTGTGACTTGTCGGTGTTGTTTGTGATTGTGATATTTGCGATTACATATTGCTTACCTGAATCCGGAGTGTTAATGTCATCGCCTTGGTCGAATTTGACATTATTTACCTTAATTTCATAGCCTTTATAGCTTGCAACTTCACCAACTTTATACACTTTATCTTCCGGTTCCGAAGATGAGGCTGTACTTGCGGACGTTTTATCCGTTTTGCTAACTGCCGTTTTTTCTGTGGATTCGCTGCTTGATTTTCCCTTATTATTGAGGCCACCACCGATTACCACTAGTACAATAATAACCAGTATCCAAAACCAAACGCGCTTGTAAAAAGGCTTCTTTACCTTATATTCCTTACCGTCAGCACCCATTACCTTTTTTGCCATTTCGTTTTCCTCCATAAATAGTTTTCAGCTTTTACCGTCTTCCGTATCTGGACTAACAACTAATTATATATAAAAATCTTTTATCGCTTCTGAAGCAGCATCTTCCATTGGTGATGGAATGCCAAAGGCTTCCATGAATTGATTCAGGTTGGCGTCTTCCTCATCAATATCGGCAAAGTATAAAGGAACAAGTATATGGATTCCGCCTATGTTAGCTTCACCCTCAATACTGTTCTTTGAAGCCGAATAAAAGTATAAGCAAGCTGGGTCTTGATGTAGAACGTGCATGATTTCGTGTGCAGCCTGATAAGGCAATTGCTTAGGCTTGTGCCAGTTCATATTAACCGCAATCCAACGTGTTTCAGGATTAGAAACCGATGGAGTGTACGGTTTCAGTTTATATGTCAGCTCAGCCCCAACTCCACGGTCAAATCCGTAGTTTAAAACCTCTCTCAGCATGTCACTAGTAAAATCAGTCATCATGTTTGCCACCTCGAAGAAGTCTCTTGATTATCTCAAGATCTTCAGGCGGAATGGGGCGACCTTCAAAAGTCATGATGGTGTCATTTTTTGAATCTGATATGTCAATTTGCTCCGGCTTTGAGCGAACATCAGTAACTCCAAGCAAAAAGTCGGTAGAAACATTAAAGTAACTGGCTAGTTTCTTAATAGAATCTTGGTCAGGAGTTCTTTCGTTCTTTTCATATAAAGAAACAGACGCTTTGCTGACATTTATAATTTTTCCGACATCAGATTGGGTCATCTTCTTTTCGTTCCTAAGTTCTTTTAGTCTTTCTCCGAAGCTCATCATATCACCTCATAGGAATAGAATAGTGTATACAAATTGTAAACTCAACAAAGTTTAAAAAAAGTTCACTTTTTTAGTTGACAGTTTACTAATTGTAGATTATAGTGTTTACATAAAGTTGATTAGGAGGTGATCATTTGAACGAAAAGCTGAAAGAACGCCGCAAGGAATTTCATCTTACAATGCAAGATATTTCAAATATGATTGGCATTAGCAAAGGATATTATTCATTGATCGAACGCGGGGAACGCCGTGTCAGCTATGAATTGGCATTTAAAATTGCCACTGCATTAAAAACGAAGCCGGATCTTATTTTTTTGGAATACCAGTCAACTTTAAGTAAACATAATTCCGCCCAGCGAGAGGAGGCAGTCAAATGAACGAGAAAGATCCTAAGCCTTTGCAAGATTATACGAGGATTATCGTTGAAACAGACGAAAAGCACCCAAAAACCATAGCAATAGTCACGGCAGATGACTTTGAGCTTGCTGATGGTTTTCGGGTGCGAATGACACCTAATTATAAGAATTAGTCTTTGTCAATTGGTGGATGAGGATCGTTGCCAAAACTGTTTTTCAAGTTAATCTGGCCATTCTGTTTTTGGCTTATAACTTCAGAATTCTGGTTTTTGGCAATCTCGGTCGCAAACTTCAAAGCATCTGATTTCTTATCAAATATCTTTGTTGGTTTCGAGTTTCCTTCTCCATGAACAGACCATCTACCGTCCTTTGGAGAAATCCATTGGTTTCTACCCATTTTATTCACCTCCCTTCGATGCAATTATCGCACTCGGTGGAGGCAATCACACAATATTCAGTTTTCAAGTTAAGGAGGTGAGCCATATGGATCGCAAGGACATGATTAAGGATCTGACTACTGATCATCCAGAACACACCGCATCTTATTGGGCAGCATTCGATGATGATACCTTGATGCAAATCATTGAATTAGATCATCAGGAGGTTCAACGAAACGTCTCTGATCAACTTGCTATGGGTTAATCATAGCCTTCTATAGCATGAATCAATATCCACCAATATTTCATCTTTTAAAGGAAGTGGAACGTATGAAAGCAACAATTAGTAGCCCTTTGAATAGGTTCGCTACTAGAACCAACACGCCCCAGAAGATGATCGCTTATGCAGCAAAATTAGGGCGCTCAACGATCAACAACTATTTTCATGGAACTCCCATTAGAGCAAATGAGGCTACTGACATTGCCAATTCGATGAATGACAGCGAACTAAGCTATGAAATGGCTAACTTGTTTCTAGGAATCCCTAAGCTGTTTAGCGGTGACGGAATATACCACGATTTACGCGGGCTTTTATTCACCGATAAACGAGAAGAAGACGAGGAGAAAGCTTCTTTCATCAAGCACGACATTGAGGGTCTCGCTAATGATCCCAACTTTACACGTGATAACGCTAAAAACTTGAAAGCATACGCATTCGAAAAATTGGATAGCACAGTCGCAGATCTAACCGAGCTGAATGCCATTTGTGAAATGCTAGGCATCTCAATTATGGATCTTTTCAGCGAAAGGCTCCCACATTATCAGAAACTTCATTATATGAGGAAGGATGAGCGGGCATGGAACAAGGATTCACACTGATCGATCCCACTAAGCCGCAAAGGACACGTAAGCCATTTAAACCGAAAATTTATTGGACGCCAAAAGATGTCATGGCACACTATCAGGTTTCTGCTGCGACAGTGAGCCGTTGGAAGAAACGAGGCGCTCCATTCGTTGGACCAGGTAAAACACAGCGAGTCGAGCCTGAAAAGATGGAGCGTTGGTTTGCGCGACAATAGGAGTCCTAACAAATGTTAGAAGCAATCATGTCAGTGCTGTTCGATCCAACATCAGCCTTTTGGAAGTATCTGCTTGTAGCTATGGCTGGCATCATGATCGGTGCCACAGCAGTAGGAGGTTGGAAACAATGGACACGATAAAAAGAGCACAAAAAAATCCCGTAGCGCCAACTACGGGAAGTCAACAATATTGCAGATATTATTATGTCTCAAGTTTATCACGGAAGGCGGTTGATGACCATGCTTGATTACAACACAGCGGTTCTGAATGAATATCAACGGCGAGAAGCACTTGAAGATAAAGCCATTGCCGATTGGGAGTCCTATCACGGTACCGTCCTGCCCAAAGATATGGATATCGAACAAGCGGAGGAGTTCTTGGCCACCGCCGATGAATATGAAGTTGATACAAAGAAACCTTGGCTCTATCAAAGCTGTGCTACATCGCGTTATGAGGGCGCCTTTAACAAAGACAAGGCGAAGGAATACTTGAAAGATTGGATCAACATTCACGGCCCTGAGCGATTCTTAAAAGACGCTGCCAGTTCTACATATCCGAAAACAGAACTGGTTGAGATTTTCTTCGGCGGTGACAGCTTAGACGTTATCGATTTCATGAAGAATCAAGGATTTCAGGAATGGAAATAGGAGGAGTAGCATATGACGACACAATATGACCTAACAAAAATGCCAGTTAAGAAACTGATTGAGACGCAAACAATTAAGAATAAGTTTGCAGCGCTTCTGGACAAACGGGCACCACAGTTTCTGTCATCGATTGCCAGCGCGGTAAGCCTTAATCCAAGCTTAGCCAGAGTTGATCAGTTAAGTGTTATCAACTCGGCCATGGTAGCAGCAACACTCGATCTTCCGGTTAACCCGAGTCTGGGTTTTGTCTACATCGTTCCATACAAGAATCAGGCGCAGCCACAGATTGGTTATAAAGGCTATATCCAATTAGCTCAACGATCAGGACGGTATCAGCGCCTGACTGCTTTACCAATTTATGAAGATGAGTTCAAGAGCTGGAACCCACTAACGGAGGAACTTGAGTACACGCCGAACTTCCACGATCGCGAAGCAAGCGAAAAACCGGTTGGCTATGCCGCATCGTTCAAACTGACTAACGGTTTTGAAAAGATGGTCTATTGGACTTATCAGCAAGTCGATGATCATCGCAAGCGTTTCAGCAAATCTGGTGGTGGCACGGAGCCTAAGGGCGTTTGGAAAGATAACTACGAGGCTATGGCCCTGAAGACGGTAATCAAATCGCTGCTGACTAAGTGGGGTCCAATGACAACCGACATGCAAAGCGCGGTCAGTGCCGATGAAAAACCAGTCGAAGTTGATCCAGAACTGAAGGATGTTACCCCCGAAGATCCTAACTCGATCGAGGATGCACTTAACGCTCCCGCTGAACCCGTCACAAAATCGGAGGTGAAGCCAGATGCTCTTAAGCCAGACATTACCCACGACCCAAATGCAGGAAAACAACCAGAAATCTTTGACGGTCAACAAGGATAATTATTACTCGCTGGATACCAGTTTCAAATATCAGTCTGCTACCTGGTTTAAGAAATTTCTGACATGCGAAGCAGAAGCGATGGCCGAGTTGCAAGGTAAATGGACACCAAGAGGTGATCCGACTGCCTTGCTGGTTGGAAACTATCTACACAGCTATTTTGAATCCAAGCAAGCTCATGAGTCTTTTATCAAAGGACACCCAGAGATGTTCTCAACTCGTGGATCATCAAAAGGACAACTGAAAGCCCCGTATAAACAAGCTGATGCGATGATTGCCACGCTTGAAGCTGATGAGAATGTTCAACGACTTTATCAGGGCGAAAAAGAAGAGATCCTGACCGGTGATCTGTTTGGGGTCGAGTGGATGGGCAAGCTGGACTGCTTCGACTCCACAAAGTCATTCTTTTTGGATCTGAAGACCACACAGTCGCTTCACAAGAAGTATTGGAAACCAGGAGAACGTCAGCCAACCAGTTTCGTTGATGCCTATAACTATCAGCTTCAGATGGCGGTTTATCAGGAGCTGATTTACCAAAATTACGGAACGCGACCACGAGCATTCATCATTGCCGTGACCAAGGAAGATGTACCCGACCATGCCGTCATCGAAGTGCCACAGTACCGTATGGACGAGGCACTGGAAGAGATCCATGACAGCACCGAACACGTTGAGGCGGTTAAATCCGGTCAGGTGCGGCCACATCGATGTGAGAAGTGTGACTACTGTCGCGCTACCAAGAAAGTTGCCACGATCATCAGCATGGACGAGTTAATCGACTAAGGAGGTGATCGCTTGGCAAGACCAGTAAAAGAAGGACTTGATTACTTTCCATTCGATGTTGATTTTGCAACGAACGAAAAGACAGAGGCAATTACCGGTGAATTTGGACCAAAGGGTGTTTTGATTTTCATTTATCTGCTCGCGGCGATCTACCGCAAAGGCTATTACCTCGAGTGGACCGAGCTAGCTAAAAACCAGCTTGTCAATCGTGTCAGTGGTGCGACTGGTGAGTTGGTGGGGCTAGTGGTCAAACGTCTGACTGAGTATGGGACTTTCAATAAAGACCTGTTCCTGTCGGACAACGTTTTGACCAGTCAGCGCATCCAAGAAACGTTCACTGATGCCACCAAAAGACGAAAATCGCAAAAACCAACATTGTATTGGATTAATGCAGACAATAACTCCAGTTCAAGTGGGGTTAATGATGACATTAATACACAAAGTAAAGTAAAGGAAAGTAAAGTAAATAAAACTAAACGACAACAGACTACTGCTCCAGTAAAGGCAGCAGAGAGGCCTACTGAAGAACCGTCATCGTCGTCATCATCAATTTTTGATATTTGCAATTTCTGGGAAGGAAACGGGTTTGGACAACTGTCACCGTTCACCAGAGAAAGCCTTGTTGATTGGGTTGATGACATGCGAAAAGCAGGATCACCTGAACCTGAGAAGCTAGTCCTAAATGCGCTACGGACTGCAGTTGAAAGCAATGTCAGAAACTACAAGTATGTCAACGGCATCTTGAAAAACTGGGAAAGCAAGCGTCTTCTCACGGTTGCTGCTGTCGATGCAAACGATAGTGAACGCCAGTCAAACCGAACGCCGCACACCGAACCGAAAAAGGAGAACTGGGGATATGGAGTCGACTAAAGGCCTATTCACACATGCAGACGTGCAAAGAATCATTGAGAAGCGTGGAATTGACGTTAATACGCTGCCAACTCAGGCCGAAATCGAACACCGCTTCTACGAACGCTCTATGGCCGCATTGAACCGTAAAAAGGCACGTGCCATTTATCGCTACTCAGTCTTCCCCGGAAACGTTCCGGCTAAGTTTACGTTCGACAAATGGCGGCCAGAATTACAAACGGATCAGCAAAACTCTAGGAATCTGGGGAATCGTGCATACAAGCTGACTAAGCAAATGGTGGAAGTGCCTAAGAACGTGGTTCTGTTTGGACCGCGTGGGACGGGCAAAACGTCCTTGGCCTTAGCGATGCTAACCAGCTTGCGCGATCAAGACCAGTCGGGACTGTTTATTTCAACAGCAGAGCTGAGTAACCTAATGAGCTTGCAATACGATGCACCAGACGTTCGCAAGCGTTTGGCAGGCATTGAGCGGGCAATGAAAGAGGCTGACGTGCTGTTGTTGGACGACTTCGGGACAGAAGGCGGCATGAAACTCGACATCAAACCGGTTAGACGTGACATGCAAGAGCTGATGTATCGTGTTGCGAATGCCCGTCTTGATTTTGAGAGCAACAGTCCTCGTCTATCAACAATTATCACAACGAACAACGAGATGAGCGAGCTTGAGCGCATGTACAACAGCAAACTAATCAGCCGAATTATTCCAAAATCAAAAGATTGCACATTGAATTTTGAAAAGTTAACGGACGTAAGGGGGAAAAGATCGTGACAGCCGAAGAAATGACGAATAGAGCTTTGCAGCATTTGGACAAGCATTTGCGGGCCTACGAAGCGTCCTTGAATCAAACGATAGCTGACATTGAGAGCGATTATGATCAAGGCTACCTAGACGTTACCGAAGCACAGTGGCAAGACATTATCGTACTTTTAGGCGCTGTTATTCACGCTGATACGCGCATGATTTGCGAAGCGTCAGAGAGTATCTGTGCTGACGGTGGCGTATCGGGGAGCTTGCTGCGTTTATTGTGGCTAGCTAAGCATTTCGCAACACTAGATTTTTCAATGAAACCGAGCATTAAACAGGAGGCATTCTAAATGCAAGCAATTAAATCAACAGTGAACGTCGGTGATTTGGTTGTGGTTCCTGATCGAGTATTCATGGGCGTGCGTGATCTCGGCGGTGTGGCACGAATCATCAGAATCGAGCGATACAACGCCAGAGGTGCAAGTCAAGACATCAACAAGCCAGTTGCTTTTGATGGCAAGGCACCCAAAGAGCTAATCACAACGGTTGAGATGGTTGATGGCAAGCAACGTCAATACTATCT